AGGAAAAGACGGAAACTTTGAAGAAGTAAAACTAGGAGATATTCAAGTTAAGTACAATACTTCAAGTCAGGGAACTGGATCTATAAACAATATTTTAGACGTTTACCCATGGCTACAAAGTTATCTTGGAGCGTATATGTTAGGTGGAGCAGGAAGTTTTCAACTTAGGGCGGTTAGAGGATAATGGCAGGACAACTAGATTCACTACTAAAAAATGTAGCAAAACAGGTGGTGTCTCAACTAGGAGACTCATTAGACACAACAATTATCTACACCAGAAAATTATCTACGTCATACAACACATCTACTGGTGCAGTAACTACAAGTGACACTAGCTACACAATAAAAGTTCCCGTAGAGTTCATACAATCCACCGAAGAAACTGGTTATCAAGAAAACGTAGCTAGAATTTTTATAACACCTGATCTTATAGGAGACAGCCAACCGCTACTATCAGATGAGATCACTCTCACATTTTCTGGATCGACCAGAGTTGCAAAGATTACGGATGTAAGAACTTTGCGTGGTGGTCAGGAGTATCTATTTAGAGTTGACGTTATTTTCTAATGAGCTTAGTAAACGCACGAGCAGCATTTGAAACAGCAATTAAAACTGCTGTAGTGGCTGCTGATAATACAGTTACAGTGGTGTTTGATAATATGCCATTCACAACTCCAGGGAAAACAAAGAAGTATGTGATGGTAAATTTAGATTTTAACCAATCTACAACTCAGCTTCAAGGTGCAGCAGTTGATTACTACTCAGGAACAATAAGATGTGCAGTTATGACACCATCTAACAAAGGAACTGCTGTGGCTGCTGCAATTTCAGAGTCAGTTATTACTGGTCTTAGTTCTGTAAATGCTGCTAACTATACAGACACTTTTTCCGTAACTCCAAGAGTAACTGAAATTAGTGGACCGTCATCAGTAGTAACGGAAGATCAAAGCCACTTTATGAGCGTAATAAACTGCGATTTTACAGCCAATGCGTAGAACAAAAGATTTAAAACATTTACCAAATGATTTAGCTGCTCTAATCGTTAAGGGCAGAGCAGAAGCAGCATCGGAGATTCATTTTTCTTTGCAAAACAGAAGCCCGTGGTTTACAGGAATCTTTAATACCGCTTGGCAAATAAAGGGTGCTCCAGTTGTTCCTACGATTCCAAGGAAAGATAATAATATAGATGCACAAAAAACTAGCAGAAAAGCACCAGTAAGACAAAAGCCCATATACACTTCCTTAGTCAAAATGCTTTACATAGGTAACAAGGCTGAATATGCAGGATTTGTAATTAATGCAATGGTCAGTCCTTATGATGGAAGGATGTATAGAGACTTATTTCCAGAAGCTAAAACTACTCCAAAACCTAATGTTCCTAATTGGTATTATGTTTATCTACAAAACAACTTTTTAGAAAAAGATATTAATAAGGGATTTCAGATGGTAGGGTTCAAACCGAAACGTAACTATACAATGCACAAAGGCACGAGTGCTTAAATTTATACTTTGAGTTATACTACAGAAATAGATACAATTTTTTATGGCAACAGCAAGAGCAATCGACAAACTAAAAGCAGCCTTTAGTGTCGAAGAACGTAGTAGCTACTCTATTTTTAAAGGAGAAGAACTAATTTTAAAGATCTTTTGGTCGCCTCTTACAATAGCTGATAGAGACTCCATAAACAGTACATTAATAGCTATGAACAAAGGTCAGGAAGAAGGAAGTCTTGACTTCGCACTACAAGTTATTGTTACAAAAGCAGAAGATGAGTCAGGTGCAAAGATGTTTACATCGGGAGATTTACCATCTTTAAGAAGAGAGATACCATTATCTGTTCTACTAGACATAATGGCTAAGATGCAAAGTATGGGCGAGGAGGTTAGCCCCGATGCCGTAAAAAGCTAAATTAAAGCAAGATAATTTAATTTATTTACAATTTTTCATAGCGGAACAACTAGGTTACACGCATAGAGAAATAAGAGAAAAAATGTCTATGGAAGAACTGTATGCCTGGGCTGCTTACTTCCAATTAAAAGGTGAACGGGAGGAAGAAGCTATGGAAAAAGCAAAAAGACAAGCCCAAGTTCGTAAAGTACGCTAAACTTTTAATATCCGTGTATTCTGAAAAGTTTAGTGGCCTCCGAGTATAGCGTAAATATAAAACTAAATACTTCTCAAGTTAAGAACGACTTAAAAACAATAGGCGATGGCATATCAAATTTAGGTAAAAAACAATCAAAAGGATCTAAACAGGCTTTATCAGATACAGAAAAAAGATTAAAAGCAGAAAATACATCTTTAGGTTTACAGAATAGAGGGTTAAGTCTTGTATTAAAAAAATTACCCTTAGAGTTAAAAGGGGTAAAAGTTGGTCAAGCATCACTTCTTATAGAGCAAGCTACAACTAAGGCTAAAGAGCATGAATTTGAATTATCAAAAAAGAATTTACTTCTAGCTGATGAAGAAATCAAAAAAGCTCAAATACGTTTCAAGACTGAAGAAAGTATTAACAAAGTAGTTACAGACACCGCCAAAAAAAGAGCAGTAACCGCAAAAATATCTCCTTCGGGAGCATTTAGTAGATTGTCAGATAGAGTGTCTCGTGATGTAGATGGGAGAAGAACATTTTTAAATAACCCATTTGCAGGAGGTATGAGTAGACTTGGCGCAACAAGAGGATTTGATTTTGGTAGTGCGTTAATAAGTGGTGGTTTTCCTCTACTATTCGGTCAAGGTCCTATTGGTGCTGTTGCTGGTGGCCTTGGCGGTGGTATTGGTGGAATGTTCGGGCAAATGGGTGGATTTGCAGGTGGTATCGCAGCCACAGCAGCAGTTCAATCCATATCTAATACTCTTAATTCTGTAAGAGAGTTAGGAAATGCCTTACGCAAGCCAACAGAAAATTTACAGCTATTAACCGAAAAACTATCTCTATCTAATACTCCAACAGGAGATTTAATTGCAAAGTTAGAAAAATTGGGAATGACATCTTCTGCTGCCTCAATTCTTATTGAAGAATTTGCAGAAAGAACAGGTAAAACCCCCGAAGAAGTAAAAGCAGCAACAAAAGAATTAGAAGAATTTAACAAGGGGATGGCTGATTTAGGTTTGAAAATTGGATTTATAGTATCCGATGTTATTGGTCCAGCAGTTACTTTGCTTAATAAACTTCCCTTAGAAGGAATAGCAAAGTTTTTTATGGGTAGAGGATTTGGTTTCTTAAACCCAGGTGGAGCATTGAGTCCTTTTAAGGAATCTCTACCTCAAAAGAAATTAAGAATAGAAAAAAGCAGAGGCTCTGGAGTAGGAAACAATTTACCTTCGAGTTTACAGAATGTTGAAGCTATGGCTAATGAAGCTAGGGCTGCTCGTGAAATATTACCTTTAAGACAAGCGTTAGAGATAGAACAGCAAAGATTCACAGTAAATGCAAAGATGTTAGGAGCAACAAAAGAGAAAAACAAGCTAGATTCAAAAATAGCAGAATTAGAAATACTGAAAAAGGAGGCAGCAATAGAAACAAATGATACCCTTGACTTTAAGATTGAAAAACTTACAGCAGAAGTTGACTTGCAGAAGCAGATTTTTGAAAATGCACAGATTCTTGCCGATCCAATAAAAGCTCAAACAATTCAACTAGATCAACAGATGAGAGTTTTATTAAATAGTGGACATCAGGTTGTTGCACTATCTCAAGCAATATCTAGTTCTTTTGAGCAATCATTTAAAGGAATAATTAGTGGAACTATGAGTGTTCAAGACGGATTTAGGAATATGCTCAACTCTATTGCTAATCATTTTCTAAATACTGCTGCAAAAATGATGGCTAATCAGCTACAGAGAGGTTTACTAGGATTCTTAGGTAGAGGATTGGGTGGTGCATTTGGAGGTGGAGGTGGATTCTCAAGTTTTGTAGGCGATTCAAATCTTACAGGAGCATTTTCACCAAATGCTGGTGGTCCAAGTCCGCTTCTTGGTTTTGCTAATGGTGGTAGACCACGAGTAGGCAAAACTGCAATAGTCGGAGAAAGAGGACCAGAATTATTTACACCCGGAGTTACAGGGACAGTAACACCAAATCATGCACTTGGAGGTTCAACTACTGTAATTGTAAATGTAGATGCCTCTAGTTCTTCTGTTTCTGGAGATACGGCTGATGCAAACGCACTTGGAGAAGTTATTGGCGCTGCTGTACAGGCTCAACTTATTAAAGAAAAACGTGCTGGAGGTTTACTAGCAACTTAAATGGCAACTTTTCCAAACATATCTCCAACTTACGGAGTTAGAAAAACAAGCAGACCAAAAGTCAGGACAACTTCTTTCGGCGATGGGTATGAGTTTAGAGCTTTATTTGGCTTGCCTTTAACTCAAGACCCTAAAGTATATGATCTTACTTTCAATGTGTCAGAAACGGAAGCTGATGTAATAGAGGGTTTTTTGCGTAGTCGTGTAAACGATCAGGCAAGCTTTACATTCACCCCACCAGCAGAAGGAAGTACACAGACAGGAACATATTCGCAATCAGGTACAACAAATACGATAACAATAACAAATCATGGTCTTGCTATTGGTGATGTCGTAACTATCGACTACACTTCGACTGCAAGTGGTTCTCCCACTGATGGAGACTTTGCAATAGCAACGACTGTCGATCAAAATACATTTACTGTTACTGCTGCTTCTTCTGCAACCGACAGTGGCACTGTTTCTGTAACTCTTTCTGGTGCAGGTAAATATATTTGTCAATCTTGGACAAAAACAATACCATATAACAACAGAGCAACTGTAAATTGTACTTTCAGAGAAGTTTTTGAACCCTAATGGCAATACCTACAGCAGAACTGCAATCTTTATCTAATAAATCAATTATTGAGCTTTATTCAATTACTTTAGTTTCTGCATTGCATGGATCAACTGATGTAACTAGGTTTCATTCTGGCGTGGGCATGAACAGTAACGCGAATATTATCTGGCAAGGAAATACATATACAAAATTTCCAGTGATAGCAGAGGGTTTTGAGTATGTGGGCCGTGGAACTTTACCAAGACCAACTCTTACAGTCTCAAATGTTTTAGGAACAATTACTGCATTAATGGCAACAGCAAATGCTACAACACCTTTTAATGATTTACAAGGTGCAAAATTAATCAGACATAGAACAATGGCACAGTTTCTTGATGCTGCAAATTTCCCATCAAATCAGAATCCATTTGGAACCCCATCAAGTTCAACAGAATTACCACAAGAAATTTATTTTATTGACAAAAAAATTATTGAAAATAGGGATGTTGTACAGTTTGAATGTGTTTCTGCACTTGATTTAGAGAATATTCGTGCACCAAAACGTCAAGTTACTAGAAAAGATTTTCCTTCAGTTGGTACTTTTACATGAGTTGGAAAGATAAAGCTGCTGAATACGCTGTTGAGTGTCTTCCTAAAGAGTGTTGTGGTTTGTTGGCAATAATCAAGGGCAAAGAAACTTTTTGGCCTTGTGAGAATTTATCAGAAGCACCTGACGAATATTTTGTAATGTGTCCTGATTCATGGGCTGAATGTGAAGATCAGGGAGAGCTTACTGGTATAGTCCATTCTCATACTTATGGGTCTGCTCTACCTTCTGATGCTGATAAAGCATCTTGTGAGCATCTTGGTTTACCTTTTTATATTTATAGTGTTGAGCATAAAGATTGGCATAGTTTCAAGCCTAGTGGATATACCTCTGGACTTTACGGGAGGACATGGATCTGGGGCAAGCATGATTGCTGGAGTTTAATTACAGATTATTTTTTAGAAAAAAGACAAATAAAATTAAAATTTTGGCCTAGACCCAAAAGCATCAAAACTTTTATAAGTAATCCGTATTTTGAAAAAGTATTAACTGGTTGTGGATTCAAAGAAGTAGGTAAAGACGATATACAAGAGAATGATGTTCTATTGATGGAAGGACCAGAAGAAAAACTTAATCACGTTGCTTTGTATATTGGAAATCAAACTATTTTTCATCACAACATAAAACAGTTGAGTTGTAGAGAGATTTATGATTTAAGATATATACAAGCCACAAAAAAAGTTTTTAGATATGCAGCTTAGAAAACTTATAATTTATGGAAAGCTTAGACAATTTTTAGGTCAATCTCATTTTGAAGTTGCTGTAAATAACCCTAGACAAGCTTTTGCTTTTTTAACTGCAAATTTCCCAGATATAGAGAATCATATGTCAAATCAATTTTATAAAATAACGATGGGTGAATTAGAAATAACAGAGGATTTAATTGAAATAAAAGGTGATGGAGATATAAAGATAATTCCAGTTGCTGTTGGTGCAAAAACTATTGTGGCGGGTGGTCTTTTAACTTCTTTAGGTGCTGGTACGACTATCGCAGGATTTACTTTGGGTGCTTTAGTACAACCTATTGCAACAGCCATAGGAACTTCAATGTTGATTGATGGTGTTACCAGTATTATCGCTCCAACTCCAAAAGTGCCAAATTTTAACGCTGCTGATACTTTGTCTGACAATGACCCAAACGTGCAAGCCAACTTCGGTTTTGCTTCGATAACTAATACTGCAAGGGCGGGTGTGCCAGTCCCTATAATTTATGGTGAGGTTTTTACTGGCTCTGTTGTAATCAGTTCTGGTATTGATACAGTTCAAGTGGAGGGAACAGCAACTTAATGGGTACTTTAGCTTTTCCAAATGGCGGTGGTCATAATACTTTATTAGGTCAAATTGCAGGGCTTACAAATCCCGACTTACCTAAAGACTCTCTTGCATCAAAGCAGTTTCAAACGCTGATTGATCTAATTTCTGAGGGAGTTATATCAGGATTTCCCTCTGCTACCGGCTCTCAAGGTTCTACAGAATATAACACAAGTGCGCTTAAAGACGTATTTCTTAATGGGACTCAAGTATTACAACAAGCGGCTGGTACAAGTCCAGATGATTCTGACTTTAATTTTCAAAATGTCACTTTTGAACCTAGATTTGGCACATCAGATCAAACAGCTATTGCGGGTATCTCAGCAAGTGAATCAGAAACTGCTGTAGGTGTCACAGTTTTAAAAGACACTCCTGTTTCAAGATCAATAACAAATACAAATATTGATGCTGTTAGAGTTACTATTGCTTTTCCCCAACTGCAAAAATTTGAAGATAATGGAGATATTAACGGAGCAGAAGTAGCACTAACAATTCAAACAATAGAAAATGATGGCACTACACAGACAGTTATCACAGACACTGTAAAAGGTAGAGCAGCAAGCACATATTTTAGAGACTATAAAATCAATCTACCTTCTGGCACAAGCTTTCCTGTAACTATCAGAGTTAATAGAACAACTGATGATAGTACAGATACTTTACTTAATGATAAATTCCAATGGTCATCTTTTACAGAAATAATAAACGAATCTAGAGCTTATGCTAATTCTGCTCATGTAGGTTTACGATTCGATGCTGAGACTTTCCCTTCCGTCCCTTCCCGAATGTACAGGCTCAGAGGGACCCTTATCTCAATCCCGCACAATGGTACTGTAAGGGCTGATGGTTCAATATCTTATTCTGGTACTTTCAATGGAACTTTCAAAACTGACAAAGAATATTCAAATGATCCAGCATGGGTTTTGTATGACCTTTTAACAACTTCAAAAGGTTTTGGAGATCATATAGATACCTCACAATTAGATGTTTTTAGTTTTTATTCAGCTTCAGTTTATTGTTCAGAGCAGGTAGATGACATGACAGGAACTGGAAATACTGAGGCAAGGTTCTCAACAAACGTGGTTATTAATACTCAGCGTGACGCATATTCGTTAATTAATGATCTTTCCTCTGTAATGAGAGTAATGCCATTTTATAGTGCGGGAGTCATAAATATATCCCAGGATCGACCCACTGATCCGAGCTATATTTATAATCTCAGCAATATAACGGAAGGAGGTTTTTCATATCAAAACGCTAGTAAATCAACAAAAGCAACTGTTGTTAATGTTGGATATTTTGATAATGAAACTCAATCCATAGATTACGAAACTGTAGAAGATACAACTTTACAAGCTAAATATGGTGTTGTTGTTCGTAATTTAAAAGGATTTGCTACAACTTCAAGAGGACAAGCTGCCAGACTTGGAAAATGGTTTTTATACACACAATCAAATGAGGCTGAGATAGTTTCTTTTAAAACATCTATAGAATCAGGGACAATAGTAAGAGTTGGAACAATAATATCTGTTCAAGATCCCATGAGGGCTGGAGTTAGAAGAGGTGGAAGGATAAAAACTGGTGTATCAACAACACAAATAGTGGTAGATGATTCTAATAATACTGATTTAGTTACCTCAGATTCAGCAACCCTGTCTGTCATATTGTCAGACGGCACTCTTGAAACAAAAACAATCTCTAGTATTTCTGGAACAACAATTACAGTTTCTTCGGCCTTTTCCTCTGTCCCTCAAGCAAACTCTGTCTGGGTAATAGAAAATACATCTTTATCACTACAAACTTTTAGAGTATTTTCTGTCAAAGAAGTTAATCAAATTGAATACGAAATACAAGCTGTTGCTCATAATTCATCAAAATATAGTTTTGTTGAGGACGGTTCAACACTTCAAACCAAAACAATCACAACACTTACTGCTTTAAAACCATCGCCAAACGGTTTAGCAGCTACTGAACAGATTGTTGTTTTAAATAATCGTGCTGTTTCTAAATTATTCATTCAGTGGCAACCTGTATCTGGTGTTACTGAATATATGATCCAATATAGATTTAAAAACGAAAATTTTATTACAGAAAGAATAACAAGACCAGATTTTACAATTTTTGAAACACTTTTAGGATCTTATGAAATAAGAGTTTTTAGCTACAACGCTACAGGAAAACCAAGCACAAGTCCATCAACAATTACAGTCACTACTGTAGGAAAAACTGCTGTGCCGGCAGATGTACAAAATGTAAAAATTGAACCTTTGTCAGATCAGTTTGTACGACTACGTTTTGACCAGTCAACAGATGTTGATGTTTTGCATGGTGGAAACGTGGTTATTAGGAGTTCAAATCTTATAACTGGCTCAACTTTTACTAATTCAGTTGACGTTTTACCTGCACTTTCTGGAAACGTCAGCGAGTCAATTGTGCCGAATATTGTAAACGGCACATATCACTTAAAATTTAGAGATGATGGAGGCCGTTTAAGTTCTGGTGATGCTTCTATCACTATGCTTCAAACTGTTCCTAATACCTTACCAAAACTTACAGTTTTAGAGGACAGAGAAGATACAGACTCACCACCTTTTGGTGGAACAAAAGTAGATTGTTTTTTTAGTGATGATGTTAATGGCCTTGTTCTAGGTTCTTTAGTTACTTTAGATAGTGAAGCTGATTTCGATTCTATTGCTGACTTTGATTTTATCGGTGCTGTTGATATAACTGGTGGATCTTATGAATTTGCAAATACTTTAGATTTAGGAGGTAAACAACCTTTAAGACTACGCAGGCATTTTGTAACACAAGGTTTTTACCCCAATGATTTAATTGATAGAAGAACTGCAAATATAGATACCTGGACTGATTTCGATGCGGCTACTGCATTTAATGTCGGTGCAAGTTTATTAGTAGCAACCACAGATTTAGACCCTGATTTATCAGTTTCAGCCACCTATGGCCAGAGTGGTACAACAATAACGATTACAAAAAGTTCTCATGGATATTCTGCTGGTGATTTTGTTGTCATAGATTTTGCTGCTGGTGGTGCAACAGATGGTAATTATGAAATACAGACAGTTCCAGATGCGAATAGTTTTACAGTCACCTCTGCCACAAGCGCAACCATATCAAGCGGGACTGCTTGTACTTATGGAGCAAACTTTAGTCAATTTAATCCTTTTGTAAATGGAACTTATGTTGCCAGAGGTTTTAAATTCAGATGTGAAATGGATTCAGACGACCCTGCTCAAAGTATTGAGATTGACCAACTAGGTTATACAGCAGAATTGGAAAGCAGAACAGAAACAAGCATTGGTAATACAGGGGCAACAAATGGTTTGATAGCTTCTGGTACTTCCACAAAGTCAGTTACATTTACAAACAGTTTTTTCACAGGTCAATCTGGTACTAGCATTGCAGCAAATTCTGTTTTACCGTCAATCGGTATAACTATTGAAAACGGACAGTCAGGTGATTTCTTTGCATTGTCAAATATTAGCTCAACAGGTTTCGATATAGATGTGAAGAATGGATCAAGTCATGTTAATAGAAATTTCAAATATGCAGCAACAGGATTCGGGCGTGGTAGTTAATTTTAAAGTAAGATATACTTAGATAAAAGTTGGATTAAGTAATGGCTCAACACGATTATGTTATAGATAACTCCACTGGAGCTAACGTCAGGGCTGATATAAATAACGTATTACTAGCAATATCATCAAATAATTCTGGATCGTCCGCACCAAGTACAAACTACGCAAGTCAATACTTTGCTAATACCACATCAGGTATTATGCAACTTAGAAATACATCAAATAATGCTCATATAAATTTATTTTCACTTGCTGGTGGCCCAGCATTTGCTGTTGATGGAACTATAAACTCTGTAAATATTGGTAAAGGTGCAAACTCTGTTGCGAACAACACTGTTCTTGGAGAAGGTGCTTTAGATGCTTCTGTAACTGGAAATAATAATACAGCTATTGGAAAAAATGCTCTTACAGCAAATACTTCTGGATCAGAAAATGTAGCTATTGGCTCTTCTTGTTTAGTAGCAAACACAACAGGTACTCAGAATAATGCCATTGGACAAGCAGCTTTAGATGCAAATACTTCGGGTAATAATAATAACGTCATGGGAAGAGCAGCCATGACTGAAAACACGACAGGTTCAAATAATACGGCTATTGGTCAATCTACTTTAAATCAAAACACAACTGCTGATAATAATACTGCTGTAGGTTCAAGTGCTTTACAATCAAATACAACTGGAACTAATAACGTAGCTGTTGGAGCTAATGCTTTAGATGCTGCAACTACTGCAAGTAATAATACAGCTATTGGTAGAGAAGCATTAGGAGCTACTACTTCGGGTATAGAAAATACAGCTCTTGGTTCTGTAGCACTTCTAAATAATACAACTGGGGGTCAAAATATAGCCATAGGTAGGCAATGCTTAGAAAACAATACTACTGCTAGTAATAACACAGGGGTTGGATACCAAGCACTCAAAGCAAACACAACTGGACATTCAAACGTAGCTGTTGGTGCTTTTGCTTTAGACGCTAATACTACAGCAAATCATAATACTGCCATAGGTTTAAATGCACTAGGAGCGAACATAGATGGGTTAGCTAACACAGCAGTAGGTTCTGGTGCTTTAGATGCAAACACCAGTGCAGATAATAACACTGCTGTTGGTTTTAACTCACTAGGAGCTAATACAACAGGTGATAGAAACGTGGCATTAGGATACGAGGCTATGTTTACTAATACTGTTGGCGATAGAAGTGTTGCTGTTGGTTTTCAAGCTTTATACAGCCAGAACCCTGCCAGTAATGCAGATATGAACAACATAGGAATTGGTCATTCTGCTGGTTTTGCAATAACAACTGGAACTAACAACGTAGCTATAGGAGAGGGCTGTTTAGACGCCAATACTACGGCTAGTAACAATACTGCTGTTGGTACTCGATCTTTAACAGCAAACACAACTGCTGGGTCAAATACTGCTATTGGTTCATCTTCTTTATCATCAAACACAACTGGTGGAGATAACACTGCTTGTGGTAGAAGTGCTTTGCAAGAAAATACTACAGGTGCTACTAATACTGCTGTTGGCTACAATTCTCTACAGCAAAATACAACTGCTTCTAACAATACTGCTGTTGGTTATACCGCATTAAAAGCAAACACAACTGCAGACGAAAACACAGCAGTCGGTTATGCTTCATTAACAACAAACACAACTGGAGACAAAAATACTGCTG